CGTGTGCTCTTCCGATTTGTTTCAGGTTTTCAGACGCTGTACACCGCCGGACGCGAACAGCTGCAGACAGAAATTGAAGACATAAGCACACCGGCACGGGACGGCGCGTTTTTTCAGCGCAAGCGATACAAACCGCGCACTATCACAGTAGGTTATCAGCTCGTTGCGCCGAATGCCAAGGCGTTCCGCAGCGCGTTCCAGCAGCTGGCGGTGCGGCTTAGTCCGCAACAGTCAGAGCTGCGTTTTGCAGATGATCCGCGGCGGCATTACATTGCGACGCTGTCAGCAATCGGCGACATCCCGCCGGGACGCAATAGCGTGACCGGCGAAATCACTTTTTATTGCGCTGATCCGTTTTTGTATAGCGATGACATCAAGACAATTGATGCGGCTGGTCACACGGCAGAGGGGGACGCGCAGGTTATTTCCGTCGACTATGCCGGCACGTATCCCGCGCGGCCGCTACTGCAGGCGGATATTGCGAGCGATACAAGCTATATGGTTTTCGTACAGGACAGCACAAGTGTCATTGTAGGAGACGAGGCACAGCGCGGCAGAGAGGCGCAGTCAATTCCGGTTTCCGTTTTCCGTGAAAATTTCAGGACATTCAGCCCTGCGGGCTTGCCTGCCGGTTGGTCGATGAATGACGCAGATTTAAATATCTCATCGACGCACACACAGAACGGTTCTTTCGCCGCATCGGCGTACAGCAAAAAAGGCCAGTCGGGAATTACGCATACAGGCAGCAGAGGAAGCACCGGATGGCGGGGGACATCTTTAACCTACACGCTGAGCGATGTGGGCAGTGCGCCGTTTGACTTAACCTTTGACGCGCTGTTCGCCATGCCGCAATCGTCAGACAAAGGCGTGCTGCAGGTAATCGTAAACGGCCCGGGCGGACTCAGCGACAACATTTGCGGAATAACGCTTTTTCGTACAACTGTGGGTAATATCCACGGAAATATTTTCGCATTTGGTCATGATCTGAAAAACTTTAATTACTCATGCAAGGCGGACAATGATGTCAGCGGCAACAAGAGCGGTCCGATTACGCTGTCACGAGATCGTGGTGGCATTAGCTTTTCCCTCCCGAATGGTTCTGCCGGCGGCATGCAGGTAACAGATCAACTACTCGCAAGCCTTGAGGCTGCGACTGTCTCGTTTTATTTCGGCACAGCAGGCGGAAGCGGCACGCCTGGTCAGATATCGCTGGTCAGCGCAAGGATGACGCAAAACGCGATATTTTCCGCAGGCGATACTGTCACAGCAGACACCGCGACGGGAGAAATCGCCGTCAATGGCACACTGAGACCGGAATTTGGCGCGGTCTCAAATAACTGGGCGGGCATGGCGTTACAGCCGGGGCACAACGAAATCTTAATTGCGTCAAACGGAGAAACAGAGCCGACGTGCAGCATGACGTGGCGGGAGGTGTTCTTGTGACCGTCTATTTTGCTGACCGGAAGATGGATATCCAGGGCTTGGCGGATACCGAGCTTGGCGGCGAAATGCTTATCCGGCAGGACAAGCGGACAGATGACCTGAGCGTTGGCGTTGTCTCGTTGGAATTTAACCTCGTGTTTCCGTCATCGCGGCGGGCACAGGCGGAAACGATGACAGAGCCGGGGCACTATTTGCTCGTGCGAAACAAAGACGCACAAGAGTTTTACACGATCATTGACACCGAGATGGATGTTGACGACCAGTGCATCAGCGTATACGCGGAAGGCGCCGGACTGGACCTCATCAACGAAATTGCCGTGCCTTACGTGGCACCGGCGGCTATGCCGATCTCTGATTATATCAGCCGCTTTACTTACGACAGCGGCTTTGAAATCGGCCGCAACGAAATCTCAACCCGTTCTCGCAAATTGGTCTGGGACGGCGAAACAACCGTTACCGAGCGGCTGATCAGCTTAGCAACGCAGTTTGACGCGGAACTAGCATTTTCGTTCGACATAATCGGAATGAAGGTACTGCACAAATATATCAATATATATGAAAAGCGCGGCGGCAATTACGGCGTGTGGCTGCGGCGCGGCATCGAGGTTGGCAACATTCGCGTAAAAAAGTCCGTGGCGGACTTGGCAACGGCTCTCAAGGTAACGGGCGGTACAACGTCAGACGGTGACCAGCCGGTAGACCTTAACGGATATCATTACGATGACGGCGATTTTTTTGTCGAAGGCACCTATCTCAAGTCCCGCTCCGCGTTGGCAAAGTGGAGCAGATACCTCAGCGATGACAATGTGTCATCTGGTCATCTGATGCGCACATTCCACAGCGAGAGCACGAACAAAGCAGAAATGTGTCGTCAAGCGATTACTAAACTCAAAAAAATGCGTGAAATGGCGGTAGAGTACGAGGTTGAGTTGTTGCAAATGCCGGCCATCCATGTCGGCGATACGGTCACGGTAGTGGATCATGAAGGATCGCTATACCTGTCCGCGCGGGTGCTCAAGATCGAGACAAGCGAAGCCGACGACATCCACACGGCAACGCTCGGCGACTACCTCGCCACCGAGCGGCAATGGACTTGACGAGAAAGGAGACGCAAAATGCGGGACTATTATGATGCCGTTCTGTACCGCGGCACAACGGCGACAAATGTGTTTGTGTTGGCGGACGCATTGCAAGATGCTGAAATTACAGCGTGCTATGCGACGTATTGGCAGCACGAGAAAACGGTGCTGGAAAAGTCGCTTGCGGACATGTCAATCGAGCGCGTAACGGTGAAGTTGCCGGACGGCACGGCGGAAAACAAACGTGCAGTCGTGGTCAATCTGACGCAGGCGGAGACACTGCAATTCGAGGCGAACAACCCAGCTGACAGGTGGGGTGATGCGCGCGTGCAGCTTCGCGTCAAAACCGCGAGGGGCGAGGCGGCCGCCACCCGGTACGTCTATCTGAAAGTACACGATGTCATCAAGGAAGGAGTGATCTGAATGAGGAAGGACGTTGTGCTCGACGCGTTTGCGTCCGGCATGTACGTGCAGGCGCCGGAGTCGCTGAAAACCGAGGTCGCCGACCTCCGCACCGGAGAGGACGGAACGGTCTACGCGTCGGCGGGCGATGCGGTCCGGGAGCAGACGGTGTATTTAAGAACGCTCGTCGAGAGTGTAACAGATCTTATCCCTGCTGCTTATAAAAATAAAACTACACTTAACACTGAGGGAGCAGAACAAGCACAAAATAACCGCATCACTACGGATTTTATTCGCAATGTCGAGGGCGTTTATCTTAAATTGCCTGACGACGGATCCATTAAGGCCAGAGTGTTTTTCTACGACGAGAATCTCGAATTTACCGGGAATTATACGTCATATTATACAGAGAGCTTCGAGACGAACAGACGTTATAAAAACGCCCGTTTTGTGTTGGCGTATTCCGATGACCGCGCCATCAATTACGCCGGTGAAATCACGAGCAAGATCTCGATCCTCAAAAACACGAAATGGATCATGAAATATCGCGGAGAGATCGTAAACCTCGGCTATACGTCTTTTCAGGAGTGCAAGGACGTAGGTTATTACAGTTTCGAAAAAGCGGATCTGGAGTCTATCACTGACGCGCCCGACGGTCTTGCCAACAGCGGTATTCTGATTGCCTATTACAATACAAAAAACGGCACTTACACCCAGGAGATCCTGTCTCAGAGCGGAAGACGTTATTTTAGGATTGGCTCTCAGGAATTTGCGTTATTATCCTCCAAGAAGGCAGTCCGGACGAAATGGTACGCGCTCGGCGACTCAATTGTTCAAGGATATTACAGCGAGGCAGACGAATCCGGCACCCCTCGGTTGCTTTTTGACGCCTCGCGGACGTGGGTTAAGAAGGTGGCAGAATATAAGGATTACGCACTTACCAACTGTGGCGTAGGTGGATCCGGATACGTCCATAACGCCACTGTGGGGGATAAGCTGAACGCAAGGGATCACGTTGACGCGATTGATTTCTCCGGCGCCGAGCTCGTTACAATCGCTTACGGCGTAAACGACTGGAAGTACAACGAACGCTTGGGTACATTTGAGGACGATATTGCGGTCGGAGGCACGCTGTACAGCAATATGCGGTACGTGATCGAGAAGATCCTCCGGGACAATCCCTGCTGCAAAATCTTCGTTATTACTCCGCTCAACAGCGCGAAATATGGCAGCGAGGCTGCGAATTACGGCATCGGGTATCCATTCAGCAACAACGGTACGCTCGAGGATATTTTTCAGGCTGAGAAACGCGTCGCGGAGTATTACGGCGTCGGCCTGATCGATATGACGCACGACTCGATCGTAAACCGCAGGAACATTGCGGCGGTATTGCCGGACAAAGTACACCCGTCTTTAAGCGCTCACGATTTGATCGCCAGAGAGCTGGCCGAGAAGATCACGTTTAGATAATACCGCGGAGGAAAGCATGGAAATGGCAAATTGGAAAGTTGTTCTCTGCACGGCGCTGGGCTGCGCCGGCAGTTTGATCGCGCGGGCGTTCGGCGGCTGGGACGCCGGACTGATGACGTTAATCGCCTTCATGGCGGCGGACTACATCAGCGGCATGATCGTCGCAGGCGTCTTTCACAGCAGCGACAAGACCGCGTCCGGCGGACTGGAAAGCCGCGCGGGGTGGAAGGGCCTGTGCCGCAAGGGCACCACGCTGTGCATGGTTCTTGTGGCGCAGCGGCTGGACATGGTCATGGGCACATCGGTTGTGCGCGATGCGGTCGTCATCGCATATATCTGCAATGAGGCGATCAGCATCACGGAAAACGCCGCGCTGATGGGCGTGCCGGTTCCGGAACGGCTCGCCGCC